CACTCGACTGGTCTGATGAAAAACTTGATCCACCCATAATTTTTTCTCCTTAATTTGGTGCTCCCTAAGGAGCACCGTTTAATTATTATTGAGTATCAAAAGGTGTGGACACTGTTCCGTCACCAATTAATAAACCTTCAACTAAATATTTATTTGCTGCAATGGCAGTAAATTTAATTCTTGAACCAATTAAGCCACCTGTAGTAGCGTTACCAGCTCCAGCTTCTCCATTTAAATTTACCTCATTGTTAGCTGCTGCAGGAACAAAAAATGCTTTTGCAACCGCAGTGTTACTCACACCAAGTGAGATTCCACCAACAAATTTATCATCAGTGTTTGCAGTTTTAATTGTGCCAGTGAATTCATCTATGAAGACGAGTTCAAAAGTCGTTCCAATTGTGCTTGCATTATTTGGATCACTTCCTGGACCAGCCGAGCCACCATCAGCGGTAGCAACGATTGATGGAAGTGTAATCGCAGTTGGAGTTCCAACTGGATCCATCGTGCAAACTCTGCCTGCGTGTGTTGCAACAGATAAGTCTGTTGCTGCAGTAAGAGCTATTGAAGCTCCTGGACCAATAGATTGAAAACCATTTCTCGATCTAACCGGACCATCGAATGTAGTATTTGCCATAATATTTTCTCCTATAGTTTTACTCTGCAGTCTCTATAGCGTCTGCCTAGCCAGTCTGCAGATTATTTTATCTAGGTTGTTTGTATTATACATAAAAAAAGGGGCGATGTGAACACCGCCCCTTCAAGTAATACTATTAGTTAGTATTTGCTAGATTATAACTTACCGTTACCAAATACACATCTTGGATCAGAAAATCCAAATGAGTATCTTTCTCTAGCTTTAAATCTAACGTTACCAGTATCGAAGTCACCTTCCATTGCAGTTTTGATCGGTGCTCTTACGAACATTTTAAAGCCATTAGGCACATCCGTCATTAGGAAGTAAGCATCATTGTCAGATAAAAAGTTATTCACTCTGTATCCTTGTGGTACCATTCCCATAGAAACGATTGCGTTAATGTCATTATCTGCTGTGCTCGTTCTTTGTGGAGACTTCATTAATCTCTCAGCTGTAAATTGTAATTCTTTTGGAATTATCATTTTTACACCTTGAGATGCGATTTTTAAGCCTCTTTCGTCAACGAACGATGAGATATCGATCAACGATTGCTCAAGAGAAGTTTCGTTTAAGTCAGCTGCAGTTGCTAATACGTTACTGAATGTACCGCCTGTCGCTAATGGGTGGTTATTCGCTATTAACGGTTTACCATCTCCACCAGGGAAAGCTGCATTTTCAGCATTGTTTAGAATGTTAGCTGCTTTAACTTGCTTCGTGTTAGACATAGATCTTGCAAGTGCTCTAGTGTATCTAGCTGCAAGTCTGTCATAAAGGTTATCTTCGATTGCTTCTTCTGTGATAGCAAATGCTAAAGCGATTGTTTCGTGTGTGTATCTAGCTGTGAATGTTTCATTAGCTTGATCGAACACTACTCCAGCACCTTCTTGTTTAGTCGGTGCAGAAGCGAAACCACTTAACATTACTTCTTCTTCAAAAGCTCTGTCAGATGTTTCAGTAGCGAAAATCTCTGCGTGTTGATTTTCGTACCTGTTATATTCCAGGCCGAACAAGGCGTTCAATCCTGGCTCTAGTTCTTTTACTAGCTGTGATCGTGATATTGCCATAAATTATACTCCTGTTCCATTTCTGTAGAAATGCTTATTAATTCTAACTAGAACGTTCGCATTTGCTGTTGTCGTGTCACTATTGTCTGGATCCTGAGAAATGTCTATCGCTTGGATTACAAACGATGCATTTGTTCCTGATACAGATACATCTAGTTGCACTTCAGAAATACCTGTTGTTGTGTTACCACTACCAGTTGTCACTGAATAGTTTTGATACAAGTCCGCTCGTGTAAACGCAGCGTCCGCATCCATTAGGAAAACAGCATCCGGGTCGTCGACAACAAATGCTGTAATATCACTTGCTACGATTGCTCCTGGATAACTATTACTAAAGGTCGGTTTTTGCGTTGTAGGGTCTGTATAAAAACATCCATTGAATACTCCGATAACAGCTGCTGAGTTGTTTGCCGTATGTCTGTCAATATTTCCTGCAGTTAATGGGATTACCAAATCACCTTGGAAAATTGCAGTCGTATGGTTACTTGCAATTGTATATCTATTTTGAGCTCCAACTAATGGTGTGCCGTCGAGTTTTCTGTAAGGTCTTAGACCATACTTTTCAACTACGTTTGCCATGTGTTTTCTCTCCTATTTATTGTTATTAACCAACCTTGTCGGTAGTAAACGTTAATAAATTAACTTTTACGGCCACCTCCAAAGGTTACTTTGGACTGCCTCTCAACATTGATTGGCATGTCCGGGTGTTGTTCCTTCATAAGATCCTGGTCAATCGCTGTTATTCTATCCTGAGTAATTTTCTTAAAATACTCGGCACGTGACTCTAAAATCTCTGTTGGTATCCTTGCCAACGCAAGGCCTCCAATTCCGACGATACCCTGGTGTTTTCCTTCAGATAAAACTGGGTAATCATTTTCACCGATTTCACTTAAAAGTGTATCGGCTCTAACAAATTCCCAACCTTCTCTTAGTTTCCTAGATACATTCGATGTATCTTCGAAACCGGATGTGGCTAATCTTATCCAACGATGCGAAAAGCCATTAGGCGCGGGTGGTGCGTCTAAACTGGAAGATGGAGTCCATTCTTTACGTCTAGCTTCCTTAGCCCTAGTCGTAGACTCGCGTGAAGTTCTCATTTTTGTCGTCATGTTATTCTGCCTCCTTCACGTATTTAGCGTATTCCTCTAAAGGCACCCCTAATTTCTTAGCGATTACTACCTGTGATTTGGTGAGTTTCACAGACTTGCGTCCTCCTTGTCTACGACTTACAGAAGCTACATTTTGGACGGGTCGGCTAGCTTGTGTCTTTTTCTCTTCTGTCGTATCTTGGGCAAATTTCTGAGGGAAATACTCCTTCATACGTTTGTTAATGTTATTATAATATTCATCAGTGTCAGATACAACCCCTTGGTTGATTAACTGCTGGTGAATTGACATTGCTGCACCTGTCATAACTTCATCAGTACCAAACCACGAATTCCTCGTCGCCCATTCAGTCGCTTTTTCGCTGACTGGCGGTGGTGTTGTTTCTGCTTCAGTTGACTCTTCAGCTTTGTCTTTTTTGGCTGCCTCTTCTCTAGCTTTTTTAGCGGTTAAAGAAACATTAACTTTTTCTTTTTCCACTGCAAGCTTCGCGATGGCTGCATTAGCTTCAGCTATCTTATCTGAATCTTGTGCGTCAATAGCTTCTTTCAACATTTTCTTTTGTCTGTCTGTTTCAGAATCTACTCTTGCATCATATTCTTTAAGATAGTTGTTACTTGTTTCTTCTGATGTTTTTTCTAAATCAGAGAACTTTTTCTTGAGACCTTTTGCATATTTTAATGCAGCTTGTTCTCTACGTTCAGCTTCTTTTTGCTTGAACACTAGTTCATTGATTCTTTTCTGATAATCAGAAGTTTTTTTTGTTAAGTTGTCCTGCTCTTTTTTTTCTTCAGGCTTTTCAACTTTTTCTTCTACTGGTTTTTCTTCAACCTTGGTTTCTTTTTCCTCTGCAGGTTTTGAAATATCAGTATATCCTAAATCAACATTCTCTTTTGGGAGATGTGTTGGATCAGGTTCTGCTTGTTTTTGATTGACATCGATAGTTTCTTCATTGACTCCATCAGTGTCTAAGTCCACCTCGTTTTGAGGTGTTTGGTTTTCTTCCGCCATTTTTTCCTCCTAGTAAGCGTGCAAAATATCAGCAGGGTTGTTTATTTGAGCGATGATTTCATCATCGTTAAGGATTCGAACCTCCCCACCATCTATTTTGAATCTAGAGCCGGCATATCTACCGAAAATGACCCATTGTCTTTCTTCGCACCACTTTCCAAAAGGAAACTTTTCTTTGTCTCTATAACAAAGAGGTCCCATCTTTAACACTAACCCACAAACTGTTGTCATTTGTATTGTGTCGTGAGTTTGGTCAGCCAATATTAATCCACCTTTAGTTTTTTTAGGTCCTGCGTATGGCAAAACTAATAACCTATATCCTGTTGGATTAGGTAATCTTTCTAAAAGTTTTTTATCTATTGATTTTTCGTCTAAGACCTTCGAGACTTCTTCTTCGTTTTTATAAGCTTTCTCAAGACCTTCTGTCCGTTTCGGTTGCGCCGTGGACTTTGTTGTCATTACTGCTCCTGTTTTTTTAGCAAGTCCTTAATGTCTTGCTGCAAATCCTCAAGGGATTTGATTTGTCCACGATGATACATTAATTGCTTTTCATCGTCAACATTATAGATAAGGTTAGTTTTAACATTATCAAGTCTTCTATTTAGAAGTTTTTTAATTAAATCTAGAGTTTCTAGATCCATTATTTTTTGCCGTTTCTAAATATTTGTGTGCCCTTAATTCCAAATATGCTCGCTACGACTAAAATCCACAGGTTTGTGAACCATGACGGGAGCGACTGGAAATATTCAAAGAAAAGTTTTACCTTTTCCATAGCTGCCGGATCGTCTGACATCACTGCCCACATTAACACCACGATGGGGGCCGAAATTATTATCAAAACAAATTCGTCCTTGTAGTCGTTTTGTCTAGCCTCAAGTAATTTACCTTGGTAGGCCTCTTCACCTCGAGCTTGACGCTCTGCATGAAGTAATTGAGCTTCTGACATTGCCATCTTAGCTTTTTGTCGATTCTGATATATTTTAGAACCAGCTTGAGCTGCTATTTTTAATGCACTTAGCCACATGTTTCCTCCAATACTTTGTTTAGTTTTCGATATTTCTCATTATGATTTTGATTATCGATATACATTTTTAGCACCATATCGATTTTATTTTTCCTACGCAACGATAAAAAATTATATATTTTAAAAAATATGTTTACAGCAGCCCTTCCTCTTGCTCTCCATCTATAAGTATATTTATGGTGACTTTTTCTGGGTTTTATAGTGAATACCGAGCCACACTTAAAAAAGGTATGAATATTTTGAACAACGTCCAAATCTGACATTTCTACTGCTATGGATGGAATTTGATACTTGACGTTTTTAGTCCGTCTTGTTGTTTCATAACTTATATAACCTTCACCATCAATAATCCCAGCGTAATAAGCTTCTTTATCTGACTCCGATAAATTTTTTTCCGCTAACTTGGATTGAAGAGATTCCTTTGATATCGGATTTTGCCCCCACTTCTCTATGTGGACAACCACCCCCTTTGAGTCCTTGTGGGTTTGGTCCTCTTTCTGGTGGAGGTCCAAATTCTTTTCCGCCACTTAAACTTCCTCCTCTTCGTTTATTTTTTGATTGCATATGTAAACCCTCCGCTTTTATAAGTAACTACACCGCCCTTTTTCTTCTTCATTTTTTTACTCATAAAATCTTTTACGGTTTCTGATATAGATTTTCTAATTTTTCTCATTTCTAATTTTGAAGCCATAGGCACCATCATTACTTTTTCATCTTTTTGCAAAAATCTACCTACAGTTCCACCGGTACCAGAAGATGGTGTAAATTTTCCCATTTTTGTAATTTTTTCTGCTTCTTTTTTAGTTATTTTCTTTGCACCTTTTTTTAAAGCAGCTTCGATTTTTTTCTTAGAATGCGTGAATAAAACTTTGCCACCTGGCATTAATAATCTAATCATCTTAATTTAGCTAAATCTTGTTTTGTTAAATTTTTACCACCATGCATTTTGATACCATACTTTAGATCTGTTTTAGCATCTGATCTTTTACCCGCACCTCTAACACCTGATTTCATAATCTCAGTAATGGATCTGCCACCAGCTTTTTTGTAAGACTTATATGCCATTTTAATACCTTTAGTAAGTAATCCACCTAACATCATTTTTCTATATTGGTTTTTCATTATTTTTGTAACTTCCTTTCAGCAATATCTAATCTTTTATCAGATTGCTCATCTTGTTGTGCTAACCTATCATACTCTAAGTTTAATTTGTTAGCTTGTCTTTGATTTTCTTGGTCTTGTTTAAATCTTACCTCATTTTCTTTTCTTTGCATATCCATAGCTCTTAAATCTACCTCTTGTTGCTTGATTCTGACTAAAGGATCTTGTTTATTAGCTTGTGCTTGCATCTCACCAACCACTAAACTTTCAGTAATCTCTGCAACAGCTGTAGCCACAGCATTATCAAAAGCAAACTGAAATTGTTGAGGATCAGTTTGTTGTAATGATAATAAATTTTGGTCTTGTGCAAATTGTTCTTTGACTTCTTTCTGCGCTTTAAATGAAATATGATCAGAAACGTGAGCTTGTAAGTTTGCATACACCATCGGATTAATCTGAACCATTCTAGATGCCATAAAAGTTGTGTGTGCAGCGATGTGAGCGTCATGATCTTGAAATTCAAACGCTGTAAGAAGTTGCATTTGTAGCGCTCTTGCGTTTTCTTTTGCGGGATCTAGCGGTTGAGGTGGTTTTGGTGCGGGTTTCATCAAAGTATCGATCTGTTTTGTGCCTAAAGCTTCATAAACACGTCTATACGCTTCATAAATGTTGTGTAATTGTGGATTTGACTGAGCAATTTGCAATTGTGTCTGTGCTAACGTCACTCTTTGAGCCATAGACATGATATTTGGGTCAGCAACAGGCAAAATATCGACTCTGTTATCAAAATCTAACTGTTTAATCATACGATTTGCACCATAAACATCGTAAGGGTACTCAGGTGGTAGATATTCTCCGCATAATCTTGCTAAAATTTTAAATTCTAACCTCATGGCGTAATAACAACGCTTGTGAACCCCTGTCATAACCCTAGATCCACGCTCCATTAAGGCTATTGTAGTGCCAACAGCTCTGTTTTGAGTGTCATTACCTGTGCTTAAATCAGTAATTTGTGCAAACTTAGTCCCTGCGTTAACAACAAAACCTAAAAGTTGAAATAAAGTTGGGCTTGGTTCTGTAAAAGGTAATTGAAAAAACTGATCTCTAATATTTCCACCAGGTGCATCCACATCTCTAAACTCTCCAGGCTGTATTGGTTGGTCATCATCTCTTACTCTTAACCCTCTAGACTTAAATCCTGCTGGTAAATTTTTTAAAGTTCCTGCATCTATGAGTTGTCTCAATGCAATTGTTGCTGCTCGTGATAAACCACCTATCATATGGATTAATCCAAAACCATAAAAACCTAAACCTGGTAAAAATTTGTAATGAACAAAGTATTCTATTCTTGAAAAATTAGCATCGTCAGGCCTATAGTTTCTGTAAATAGATAATATTTCACCTGAACCTTCATCTAATGTAACGATGTAAGGTATTTTAATTCCTTTTTTAATTTTTTTATCAAAGTTTTCATAATCATCCAAATTTAAATCCACGTGCATTTCTAAAATGTTATAAATATAATCTGAAAAAGTATCTTTCATACCATCTAATTTATTTATGGCATCTTGCACATCATCTTTTTTCTGTTGTGGTTTAGGTAATTCAATATCTCTATAAAAACCTGCTGCTATTTTTTTGTTTATTTCGTTCTCTGTCATTTTAATGACATGAGTAATTCTTCCTGCATCTTTTAAATCTGATGCGTAGTAAGGCACTACTAAATCTTCTGCAGGTATAAACTTAGAACAGGGTCTTTGTAAAAATTCATCATAATATATTTTTTTAAATGTTGAACCAGATAACGGTAGATAAAATAACATCTGATCCATATCAGTTGTATAGTCTTCCATCTTCTCCATGAGCAGATAGTTCATGTATTCTTTGACTCTCTGTGATTGTTGTTCGGTGGCCGGTGTTCTTAAACCAACAATTGATGTTCTTACCGGACCATCGCTTGGTAATAATTCTTTGTATGCTGATGCTTGAAACTGTGTAACTGATTCTGCAAGTAAAGGATGAGTGACACCGGAAGCACCTTTAAAGGGCTTGGATTGTTCTGTGTAATTTGTGCCTAATAAATCTAAACCTTTGATGTAGGCATCTTCCCAATCTTTTCTAGAAGTTTTATCTTTTTTATATTCAGATAATAACTCAGATCCTAAACTTTTTAGGATTCTTTCATCCATGTCATCGGCTAAATTTGCAGAAAACTCTTCTTCAAGATTCTCGACCACCGGTTCTTGGCCCTCAACCATTACTTCAGGTGGTAAACCCTCTGGTTGTTCTTGTGGTGTATCAACCTTAACTTCTTCTTCGATTTGTTCTTGATTTTCTTTTTCTATAGCCATAATTTAAATTAACATAGAGGTTTGAATATATCCACTACAAGCCCTCCCTCTCGTTTGTACAGTTTTTGAGTATAAGCCATACCAGGTTTAACCTCAACAGCAAAAGCATCAAAATACAAGTTTGGGTTTGAAGGCTCCATAAAAAGAAACTTATCTGAGCTTATATTTCTTCCTGATTCTTTTTGTGCATTTGAATGATAAACACTTTTATACTCTTTCCCGCTTAACGGGTGTCCTTTCTTATAATTGAAGGTATCTGTGGCTACGTATTTATAAGGTTTACTAGGATCTGATAGAGATAGTTTTATAGGTCCTGCTTTTGAATCTTGAAAGTTTGCAGTTTTTTTCATTAGATCTGCCATGACGGATTTACCCTTATTGTTAATACCCTTTCCACTTGCGTATCCGTAGAATCTTTCATTTCCTGCCTTATAGCCTTGTCTCAAATGTAATTTATTAAAAGGCATTACAGCCACGTAACTGATGTTTTCTTTCGCAGCCTTATTTAATAAATATTTTAAAGCGTAGTCTCCATAAGCATCTGAATCTAACAAAGGGTAATAATCTTTACCTCGTGCTGTAGCACCAGCTAGTTTTGAAATTTCTTTGTTCACAGTTTGCAGCGCAGCCACATCAGCATTAGTCATATTATCAGCGTTTTGTAAAAGTTTATTTCTTTGTTCTACAAGTAATCTAGTCTCAATTTGTTTTTGAAAGGGATTATATCTTGCATTAGGACCAAAAGCTTCTTTAGCGGTTAATTGTTTTGCTATTGCTTGGTTAGCATCAGATTGAATCTCATGTATTACAAAAGCTTTTTTACCATTAGGTGTGGATCTAACATCATATCTTACATGGAATAAATTATTTTTTAGATCAGAAAAGTGCCCCATATTTTTCATCGGATTTCTGTTTGTTGCAATAGGCTCGTCTAAAACAAAAACTGTTTCTTTATAATTTTGACCGCCTGGGAATGTATAGTTTCCTTCTTTACCATATTGTGTAGGTTTAATTCCTGATCTCGCACCAGTTGCTTTTGCATAAACTTCATCAACAGTGCCTCTCATCTTATTTATAAGTCTTCTTGCTTCTGTTGAAGTATAAACATCATCCACTGCTGTTATTCCTGTCAGTTCATCAGAGAAAGCTTTATAACTTTGTTTGACATCATTTCTCATTCCTTGATCTATACCTCTACGCATACTTAGTAAATGTAGGTCTAAAGTATCAAATCTTTCTCTCAAGATAGGAAATTGATTTTTAAGAGTTCTGTTCAATGTTAAAGTATTTTCAAAAGCAGGTTTATATGCAAAATTTTTTACAGCATCATCTGAGTAAGTAACCGCTTTCAACCTATTAGCAGGATTACCTCTTAAAAAATTACCAACATCTTGTGCAGAAAGTTTTAAATTGTATTTTTTTGCTGCAGCCAATAATCCTCCGGCTAATTCACCAGCCTCATCAAACACAGCTACGTTAGAATCAAATAATTCTTCTTTGTTGACAGTGGCTGTTTTACCAGCGTATCTGCCTCTATCATATGTAAATTGTTTAGATGCTCTTTCAACTCTACTAGTGGGTTGTCCAAATATTTTAAAATTAACTTTACGTGAAGATGTTAAATGGTCTACCCATTCATCAGCAGAATATTTACCAGGTCCTTTTCTCATAGCCCAATCATAAGTAGATGAGCCAAATAAAGGCTGTACCTTTTCACCCATTTGTAAATCGCCAGTTTGTATTCTAGGATTTACAGGAACTAAATCTTTTTTTGCAATTTCTTTTGCAGTAAGTTTTTTTGTTTCAGGTGTATATGTAATTAACTTTCGTTGCTGACCGGTGGCCTGTGAAGGCTTAGCCTTTTTAGTGATTAGTTTACCTAAGCCCTGTAAGATTCCTTTGAGGGACATTCACCCTCCTATGTGTACATCTTTGTAGGTTTTTTTCTTCCTAACTTACAACCTTTTGCCATAACGGATTTACCTTTTTTATATCCAGGCATCATACCGCCACCCATTGCCATCATAGGTCGTTGCATCATGCCACCGCCCATAAAGGAACCCATATATTTAGAAGATCCTTTTGGATCTTTTTTACCATACATAATTTCTTTTAATATTCCTTTTCCTCTATTTCCAAATTTTTTAGCTCTTTCTCTCAAGGAGGCAATTTTTTTCTTACCCTCAACCGTAGCCATTTTACCTTTGTTAGCCATCATAGGTTTTCTTTTCATCATGCCACCGCCCATTTTGCCTTGTGCTTTTAATTTCTGTGTAGCTTCAGATAATCCGCCACTCATCATCATAGGTTTTTTCATCATCATACCGCCACCCATTTTCTTTTTAGCTTTTTCTTCATTCTTTTTTAT